ATGCTATTGATATTAGAGAGATTAGAAATATTAAAATGGCTAATCAGTTATTAAAAGTCAAAAGAAAACAAAAACAAAAAGACGAACAAAAACAACAAGCTGAGCAAATGCAGATGCAACAACAAAACAATATGCAAGCTCAACAAGCAGAAGCTCAAATACAAATGCAAAAAATACAAGCAGAGACACAATCAAAAATGCAAGTTGCACAAGCTACAATAGGTTTTGAAATAGAAAAACTTAAAAACGAAGCAGCATTGAAAGAACAGTTAATGATGACAGAGTTTCAATTTGCAATTCAATTAAGAGGTGGTGAGGAGCAAGCTTTAACTACCAGAGAGCAGGCTAGAGAAAAAGCAAAAGATAAAAGAGTTAGTCAGCAATCTTCTGAGCAGTCTCAGTTAATTACTCAAAGAAAAAATAACTTACCCCCAATAAAATTTGAATCTAATGAAGACAGTTTAGATGGTTTTGATATGGCTGAATTTGATCCAAGATAATAAATAAAATTACATTAACTTTGTACAAATTAAATTAAATAAAATGGAAATAAAAGTAAGAGAAGTTACTAAAGAAGAAAAATCTACACAAGAAATAGAGGCGCAACTTTTAAAAGAGCATGATGAAAAGTTTGAAGAGACAAAGCCTGTAGATGTAGTAGAAGAAATAAAATTAGATGAAGAGGTTAAGCCTGAAGATTCTAATGAAGAAAAAACTCCCTCGTCAGAGTTAAATGACGAAGATGTGCTTTCTTACATTAAGAATAGGTATGATAGAGATATATCTTCAGTAGATGATTTGTTTACGCAAACAAAAGACAATGACGAGTTACCTGAAGACGTATCTGCTTATTTAAAGTTTAAAAAAGAAACAGGACGTGGTATTAAAGACTTTTACGAATTACAAAAAGACTACGATACTATGGATTCTGACCAAGTATTAGCTAATTATTATAGCGCAACCGAAGATGGTTTAGACGCTATAGATATTCAAGATTTGATGGAGGATAAGTTTTCTTTTGATGAAGAAGAAGATGAACCAAAAGAAATTAAGAAATTAAAATTAGCTAAAAAAAGAGAACTTGCGAAAGCTAAGAAATATTTCGGAGATCAAAAAGATAAATATAAAATTCCTCTTGAGTCAAGTGGGAGTGGATTATCTGACAATGACAAAGAAAGTTTAAGTGCTTATAAAAGTTACATAGAAGAATCAAAAACTGTTAGTGAGGCAAACAAAAAAAAGTACGACTGGTTTCTTAAGAAAACTGATGAGGTTTTCAGCAATGAGTTCAAAGGTTTTGAGTTCAATGTAGGAGAAAGAGATATGACTTTTAAGCCTGGAGATGCTAAAGAATTAAAAAGCAAACAATCGGATGTAAATAATTTCTTAAGCAAATACATGGACAAAGACGGGTTAATTAACGATACCAAAGGGTATCATAAAGCTCTGTCAATGGCTATGAATCCAGACAAGTATGCTAAATTCTTTTATGACCAAGGTGTGACTGACGCTGTAGATAATGTTTCTAAAAAATCAAAAAACATTAATATGGATGTTAGACAATCACAACAAAGTGTTGTAAAAGATGGGTCTAAAATAAGAGCTGTAGGCTCTAGTTTTAACGACAGTGGTAGAGGACTCAAAATTAGAAGTTTAAAAAAATTATAAACAATTAAAAACAAAAAAAAATGCCAGTAAATGCAGTCCCTGGGTTTAACTTGCAGCCAAGTGCGCAGCAAGTTGCCCAACCAACAAACTACATAACAAACTTTGACTTTCTTAATCAGTATCTTCCAGATACTTATGAGAAGGAATTTGAGCGTTATGGAAATAGATCAGTAGCATCATTCTTAAGAATGGTAGGCGCTGAAATGCCAACTAACTCAGATTTGATTAAGTGGGCAGAGCAAGGAAGATTACATACTAAGTATACAGGAATGACAACTCCAGCGATTGCAGGAGCTACTACTGTTACTTTTACAATTCCAGCTCCACAATTAACTAGTGTTTCACCAACATCAACTGCACCAGCAAATGGGTTTGGAGCAATTAGACAAGGTCAAACAATTATGATTTCTTTAGATACTAATGGAACAACATTATCTAATAAAGGAATTGTAACAGTAGCACCTACAGCAGCAGCAGCAGGTGTATTTACAGTAGCTTTGTATGAAGCAACTGGATTAGCGTGGGCAGGAGCAAATAACACTGCAACAATGTTCATTTATGGATCTGAATTTAGAAAAGGAACACCAGGAATGGCTGGGTCTTTAGAATCTCAAGATCTAATATTTGACAATAAGCCTATTATTATTAAAGACCAGTATACTGTTAATGGTTCTGATATGGCTCAAATTGGATGGGTAGAAGTTACTACTGAAAATGGAGCTAATGGATACTTATGGTACCTAAAATCAGAGCATGAAACAAGACTACGTTTTGAAGATTACCTAGAAACAGCTATGGTGGAAGCAGTTCCAGCAGATGCGGCTTCTGGTGCAGCAGATTTCTTACAAGGTCAAGCGGTAGGTTCTGGACTTGGTGTAGCTAATGGTTCTGGTTCTGATGGTATTTTCTTTGCGGTTCAAAACAGAGGAAACATCTGGAGTGGAGGTAACCCAGTTGCTTTAGCAGGTTTTGACTCAGTTATTCAGAGATTAGACAGACAAGGTTCTATTGAAGAGAATGTAATATTCGTTAATAGAAATTTCTCATTTGATATAGATGATATGTTAGCTGCACAAAACTCTTACGGAGCGGGTGGTACTTCATACGGTTTATTTGATAATGATAAAGAGATGGCTCTTAATTTAGGTTTCACAGGATTTAGAAGAGGTTACGATTTCTATAAGTCTGACTGGAAATACCTAAACGATCCTACAATGAGAGGTGGTATAGAAGGTGGACGAGTAAATGGACTTATGGTTCCTGCTGGTTCAACTACTGTTTATGACCAAATCTTAGGGAAGAATGCTAAAAGACCATTCCTTCATGTTAGATACAGAGCTTCAGAATCTGAAGACAGACGTTACAAGACTTGGATTACTGGTTCTGCTGGTGGTGCAAGAACAAATACTACGGATAGTATGACTGTAAATTTCTTGTCTGAAAGAGCTGTATGTACTTTAGGAGCGAATAACTTCTTTATATTCCAACAGTAAGTAGGTAGGTAGTACAATAATAGAAGGAGAGGGCCAAAGGCATACATGCAAACGTTCTCTTAGTAACCCTCTCCTTTTTTTTTAAATTAAATAAACTTAAAATTAAATAGAATGAAAAAGCAAAAGATAGAAAACAAATCATATAAGCTAATGGGAGGTAAAACACCTTTAGCATTCATGTTAGCATCAAGACATCACAGAAGAAGCACACTAATGTATTTTGATGAAGAGCAAGGAGTTAACAGACCTCTTCGTTATGCAAAAAACCAAAAAAGTCCATTTGAAGACGAGCAAGACGGTAATGCAATATTAGAACCTATTGTTTTTGAAGATGGAATGCTTGCAGTATCAAAAGAAAATCAAGTATTACAGAAATTTTTAGCTATACATCCTGGTAACGGAAATGTATTTGAAGAGATTAACGCTAAAAGAGATGCTGCTGAACAATTAGAAAGTGTAGAGATAGAGTTAGATGCACAAATTTTAGCAAGAGAACTAGAAACAGATAAATTAATAAGCGTGTGTAGAGTTTTCTTAGGGGCTTCAGTAGACAAAATGTCTATACCTGAATTGAAAAGAGACGTATTGCTTTTTGCAAAACATCAGCCTTATGAATTTATGGAGGTATTAGATGATCCAATGTTAGAGTTGACCAATGTAGTTGCTCAATTTTTTGAAGAAGGATTTCTTACTTTTCAAAATGGAGAGAAAGACGTTTATTTTAATCTTAAAAAGAATAAAAGCAAATTGCTTACTGTTCCTTTTGGAGAAGAAGCGTATTACATTGTAGCTTCATATATGCAGTCTGATGACGGCCTAGAAACATATAAACTTTTAAAAAAGAGCTTAAATAATAAAAAATAGTTTATCTATCTTTGTTCTTTATTAACCTTAATCACATTATTTATTATGGAAAAATTTTTAAGCGTACCAATTTGGGCTGCTGGAGTTATAGTAAACTATCAATTAGTGCCTTGTACGGACATCAAAGTTATAGAGGTAGGAGATCAGGCAGGGCCTGGTGCTAATCCCGCAACAACAACAACTTTATGGTATGGAGATAACTCTGAAGTTCAGATTACTCATGCAACTGTAGGAGCGCCATCGGCAACAAATTCTGGAACTCAATTTAGACAAGAATTACAAATTGCAGTAGTTGAGGCATTACAATCGTCATGGACTAATCCAGCTTTAGTATTTAGCCCTACGTTTCAAGTGTCAGCTATAGTTAAATTATAACAATTATTAACCTTAATCACATTATTTATTATGGAAAAATTTCTTAGCATCCCCGTCTTAGACGCCAATGGTGCAAACAACCAAGAGCAACTTGTTTCAATTAAAGATGTAGTATCTGTAACACAGACATCTACAACTGCGGTAACACTTGCTTATATTAACACAAAGGTTGCAACATTAACTTTTGCAGTAGCAACAGCTCCACCTTTATTAGCGGTTTCAGTTCAGAACGCTATGAGTGAAGCTCTTAAAACTGGATGGACAAATGTAGCAACTAAATATTTACCTGTAGGATCTACATTAGCTCCAACAACAGGAATAGTTACTAACCCTCTTGCTTCAATAGCAATAAATTAAAATATATATGAACATGGAAAAATATCTAAACATACCTATTTTAAATGTAGTGGGAACAGGAACTTCAACTGCTCCAACAGGGGTAACATTAGATGACACTACGTTATCTAATTTTCAATCTTATGTACTTGTAGGAGCTATCGTTTTTGACACAACAAACAATGAAATGTACGTTGTAACAGCGGTAACATCTAATACTGTATTGGCTCTAAATGCTATTGGCTTAACTGCTGGTAGAGGAACTGGTATAGCGACAGGTGCTACTTATCAAATTTTCTCTCCAGAGAATAGAGTTCAAGCTTTTGGAGTTGCTGATGCAACTGAAGCTTCACGTTTAATTGATACTTCAGTAAACTTTGGTTTAAGTGTAAGAATTGGAGATGTTGTAAATGATATAACTGGAGGTGTATCAACAACAGTAACAGGAATAGAAACTACTACAAATCCAAATGACACTTTAATAGTGGCAGATGATATATTTGTTGCAGGAGATGTGTTTATTGTATATCGTGCAAATCAACCAGATCAGTTTATGAAAATGATTATGTCGTCTAACCTAAAAATGGTTGCTAATACAGCAGACGCTATAAATGCTCAAGTATTACTTAGCTATACAGGAAATGGTGCAGAGGCTACAACGTTAACATACGCTATGTCTAAAGCAGCTCCGACAGCTACAGAATTAGTAGCTATGCAAACTGCTTTATCAGACGCTGTAACTGAATCTTTATTGACAGAATGGACTGCTGTAACATTTGATTTCCCAGGATTAACAAATCCAGATACAGATGCTACAAATGCTCCATCTTTAGCAAATAAAGAATATTTCTTTATAGGTTCTGTAACTGCATAAAAAAAGTATTTAATATATATTTAAGAGAGGTTACTAAAAAAAGTAACCTCTTTTTTTTTGTTATATTTGTAGATATTTAAAAAGTATTTTCTATGGCTATGATCAATAATGTTAGGAATACGGTATTAGCTATTATTAATAAAAATAATTACGGCTATTTATCTCCTCAAGATTTCAATCTGTATGCACAACAAGCGCAGATGGATTTATTTGAAGATTATTTTTATCAATACAATCAGTGGATAAACAAGGAAAACCAACGTTTATCAGGATCTGGTTATGCTGACATTGTTAAAAGCTTGGTAGAAGTTATAGACTCATTTTCAGTAGAGTCTTTTTTAATTGGACAAACTGCAAATCAATGGTCATTACCACTGGATTATTATTTAATAAATAAAATATATCATTACCCTACTTTGTTAGGAATAGGAACAACAACCTCATCAAATACAAATCAATTAATTAATACAGCTTTATTAGGACAACCATCTCCTCCTGCGTTTAACACGGGAGCTACTGGATTTACTGTATTTCCTCTTACAGGAAGTTTAGTGGTAAACACAGATACATTGGTAGAATCATTCGTAAACTCTGTAGTAGATGCCACAACATTAAATTTGGCTACAAATATATTTTCGGTTGTTTTAGGGGCTGAAAACTATAGTATATTTGATGCTTCAACGATAGCCGAAGTAGAAAGAGTTAGTCAAAATAAATTGTTTTATTTAACAAGCTCTACTCTTACTGCTCCATCAACATTATTTCCAGCTTATGTATTGTCAGGCAATACTATAACTGTTTACCCTACAAATATACAGGCGGCTGGGGCTGTTAAAACACAATATGTTAGATACCCTAAAGTTCCAAAATGGACATACGTTAATGTAAATATAGGAGAGCCAGTTTTTAATTCTTCAGCAGTTGATTATCAAGACTTTGAGCTACCTCTATCTGATGAACCAGGTTTAGTTGCTAAAATTTGTCAGTATGTAGGTATTGAAATAAGAGAGCCTGCTGTTTCGCAATTTGGACAAAACGAAGAAGTGCAGGATAACCAAATACAAGTATAAGAAATGACTTACATTACTGACTATCAATATTATGAAAACAATCAGGTTAGTCCTAAAGAGGCTAATTGGGGATCATATCAATATGTAAGTTTAGAAGATATTGTATCTAACTTTATGTTAATTTACCAAGGAAACAATGAGATATTAAACAACATAGAAAGGTATCAAGTGTTGTTTCATGCAAAGCGTGGTATTCAAGAATTGAACTACGACGCTATGAAGGAAATTAAGATATTGCAATTAACTGTAGATTCACAGATACGATTTGTTCTTCCTCAAGATTACGTTAATTATGTGCGAATATCAGAATACAGAGACGGAGTGTTGTTTCCGTTAACAGAAAACATACAGACACAATGGAGTAGCGCTTACCTGCAAGATAACAATTCACAGATTTTATTTGACTTAGATGGTAATGTTTTAAAGCCAGAGAACTCGCTTGTAGATTTATCAAGACAAGGGGGAGGAATGAGGTCTATGTATTTAGGAGGTGGCCCTTATAACGGTCAAGAAGGTATTTGCTGTAATGGAGAATGGTATTTTGAGTATGGAATAGGAGCAAGATTTGGGTTAAATACAGAAACAGCAAATGTTAATCCTACGTTTACTATAAACAAAGAACAAGGAGTAATATATTTATCATCTGATATGGCTGGTAGGTCAGTGGTATTAGAATATGTTTCGGACGGAATGGAACAGGGTAACAACTCTAAGATACAAATAAATAAATTTTTTGAAGAGTTTATATATGCTTATATAAGATTTGCTATTTTAAATAGTAAGTATGGAGTACAAGAATATGTAGTTAATAGAGCTAGAAAAGATAAATCATCTTTATTGAGAAATGCTAAATTAAGATTAAGCAATATGCATCCAGGTAGGTTATTAATGAACATGAGAGGACAGGACAAATGGCTGAAATAATATGGATATTAAAACAAATTTTATAGCTGGTAAAATGAATAAAAGCGTTGATGAACGCTTAATACCTGCTGGACAATATATAGATGCTTTAAACGTAAGACTTGGTTCAACTGAAGGGACAGAAATAGGAGCTGTTGAAAATTCAAAAGGAAACACACAGATAACTACATTAAGGTATCAAGGCGCTCCCATATCAAATGAAGCAAGGTGTATAGGGGCTTATGAAGATGGAGTTAATGAAAACATATATTGGTTTGTTCATGATCCTGCAAATCCTGTATCGGGAACAGGTAAGGTAGACTTAATTGTATCTTTAAATACTACCACAGGTATAGTAGATTATCATTTAATTAGCGTTGTTAATTTAAATTTTAATCCTCAATATTTAATTACAGGAGTAGATTTAATAGAGAATTTATTATTTTGGACAGATGATTTTAATCCTCCACGAAAAATAAATATTAATAAAAGTTATGGAAACCCTTTAGGGTCTACAGATACATTTACAAATGAAGAGATAAACGTTATTGTAAAACCTCCTGGATTTTCATCCTACTTAGACACATTCGGGGCAACAATATATGAGCTTCCTGTACCCTCTTTAAGTTTAGTACAAGTAGCAGGAGATGAGAATTATATGGTAGATAAGTTTTTGTGTTTTGCTTATCGTTATCAATATGTTGATAATGAATACAGCGCAACCTCTTTGTTTACTACTCCTGCGTATGAGCCAGGTCAGTTTTATTTTGATCCAGACAATTACTACAACGAAGGGATGGAGAATATTTATAACGGTGTAGATATAAGTTTTGGAACGGGAAATGATCAAGTTATAGCTGTTGAATTATTATACAAAGAATCAGGGACTAGCACAATTTTTGTTATAGAAAGATTTAAGAAATCAGATATGGGCTGGTCAGACAATTCAATTCAGTCTATAAGGTTTACTAATTCTAAGATTTATAGTGTTATAGGGCAAGATGAGTTACTAAGATGGTATGACAATGTTCCTCGTTTTGCTAAAGCCCAAACAATAATGGGTAATAGACTTATTTATGGTAACTACATAGATCAATATGATATAGTTACTAAAAATGGAGTAGAGATACCTATTGATTTTACAGCAAGAGGAAAGTCAGAAACTATAATAAATGCAAATATTTCCGCAACTTTACAGCAAGGAGCGAGCAATATAATAAACCCTGCGGCGTCAGTAGATGTACCGCTAGATCGTTTAGATTTTGACTTGTCTACTTTAGCAATAACTTTACCTATTTTAATAAATTCTGAATTTAATATTCAGGTTAAGTTAACATCTAGTGTAGTTCAGACTGCTCCTTATAATATTCCTTTAGGGGGAGACACTGGTAGCCCTTTGTTTCCAACTGGTTTTTCTACTAACACCCCTTCTACAGAGTTTTTTTTAGAAACAAGAGTAGTAGCTACAAGTGATTATACCACTTATAATGCATTTTTAAATAGTCCAGAGATGGCCGCCGCTATAGGGGTAGGAAGCACATTAACACCTATTTCTCCAGGAGCTGTATACGGAAATTCTTTGTCTGATCAATTTTATAAAATAATAAATCCACCATCAACACCGACATATCCTGTTAATTATCAGTTTATTAATTCAGGGAAATTTACAAACACACCTCCTCAGCAGGGGTTTAGGCTAGTTGTCAATGGAACTGAGTTGAGGATTCAGGCTCCTGCTATTCAATATCAATATGATGATGGATTAGGAACTATTGTGGATGTTTATGAGTATTTTAGTTATTCTTATTCTAGTATTACTCAAGTTGTGTCTCCACCAAATCAAGCTCTTTCTCGTGGGTTAGCAACAGACAGTGTTTTTTCCTTTTCAAGTGTGTCGGACTCTTCTAGTTTGCACAGTAACAGAAATTATGATGCAGCTATTATGTATATGGACGACTACGGCAGATCAACTACAGCTTTAGTTTCTACAAATAATACAGTATATTTTAACGCTTCTACATCTACCGATAAAAATATAATAAAAGCTTTTGTAAATAATGCTCCTCCGTATTGGGCATCTAAGTATAAGTTTTTATTAAAACCATCATTGGGTGATTACAATATTATATACAGTATTGAGGTTTATACATCTACAGAAAAAGCAAATATATCTTATGTAAGACTACAAGGAGAGGCAACGTCTTTAGTTTCAAAAGGAGATATTTTAACAGTTAAAATTGAAAGCACAGGAGATCCTGTACCTACTTTTGTTCAAACAACAGTTCTAGATATAGAGGCTTTGTCAAAAGGGCAAGACCCTTCCACACCTCCAATTTTATCACCACTCCCTGAAGGGGCGCCAGCTGGATTATATATGAAGCTTCAGCCTCAAGGTTATATAGCAACTACAAATTCAGGGTCTAATGTTAATAACGGATTTGTTAAAAAATGTTCTTTTTACGGTGGTAGTTCAAACAGCCCTACCCATGACAACCCTTTTATAGAATATCCTGTTGGTACACTTCCTCCGTCAGGAGGAACGGACGATTTTATAATTCCAATAGGATCAATAGTAAGTATGAAGTTTAAGGTTAGAAAGGGATCTGGGTTTTTATGTGTTAATGATATTAAAGTGAAAACTAGTCCAGGGAATTACCTAGTAACGGCATCACAAAATGCGACAAATTTTAGGGACTTTTGGAATCAAGAAAATATTGATCCAGCTCTTTTTATGGTAAGCACTGGGGATATAGAGCTTACTGTTCAGTATTACAATTTATTTTTCGCACCAGGTACTCACCCAATTTATGTGCAAGATGAAGTGCAATTTTACTGGACACGAGTCAGCGCTACTGATCCTACTTTTTTAGGAATTAGAGCTTGCCAAAGCGGGTGTTACGGTGGTTTTCCACCATATAAGAACCTCTGTGTTCAAGCACAAATACAAGTAAACATAAATAACAACTTTATGGCTTTTGAAACTGAGCCAAAGGAAGTTGATCCTAACTTTTTTTACGACTCGTCGGAGATGTATAAAATTTTACCAGATGTAAATGGAAATCTTGCTCATCAAGGAGGGTTTTCTCCTGGTAGTCAGAATCAAATTATTGCAACAAACACTCCAGCTATAGTAAACCTACCATTCTATGATGTATATAGTTATGGAAACGGTGTTGAAAGCTATAGATATAGAGACTTGTCTACATCAAAAGATTTTCTTTTAGGAGAAAGACAAACGGCAGTTTCAAATAATGCGTTTAAAGAAGCTGATAGATTTGCAGGACTAACTTACAGCGGAATTTTTAGTGGAAGTAATAATGTTAATAATCTTAATGAATTTAATTTAGGACTAGTAAATTTTAAAGATTTAGAATTAATCTTTGGGCCTGTTATGAAACTGCATAACAGAGAAACAGATATTCTTGTTTTACAAGAAGATAAAATTTCTTATGTATTAGCAAACAAACAAATAATAAGTGATGCTCAAGGAGGAGGCCCTATTATTTCTTCTCCAACTATATTAGGAACACAGATAGCTAGAATAGAAGAGTATGGTATAAGTTTTAATCCAGAAAGTTTTGTAAACTGGGGGTCTGATATGTATTTTTCTGACGCTAAAAGAGGTGCTATTATAAAACTTACGGGATCAAGTTTTAAAAATGATAAGCTAGAAGTTATTTCCACTTATGGAATGAGGTCTTATTTCAGAGACAAGTTTGTTACTCAGCTAACAAGTCAAAAGCTGGGAGGATACGATCCGTATATGGATGAGTATATTTTTTCTTCTAACAACATAGGACTACCTGTAGATGTAAGAACAGTTCCTTGCGATAGTATATTGGAAAAACAAAATACAGAACAAGAGTTTTCTTTTCAAGTTGATGTAGGTGTAGGTTTAGGTGACGTAGTAATTGATTATACTATGCTTACAAACGGATCAGATGTTAATATAACAACAGAATGGAATAATATTAGCAATACCCTTAGTAATGTTACAACAAGTACATCTATAACGATAGATAAAACTTTATCTAATCCTCAAATAGTAAAAATTACTATAATACCAAACACTAACTCTTCTTATCAAATTTTAACTAATTGTGTTGTTACTCAGCTTATAAATGTTGTTTCTATTGTTCTAACAACTCCTGTTATGGGGCTTACGACTCCAATAAAAACAATTCATTATGAATATTCTTGGGATGATAATGCATACTTTAGCCCAGTTACTTCTAACGTGATGCAAAGCACGGCTACTAATTTTTATAGCGCTTATAGTATTAACTCCTGTCAGTCCTCCATAGGTAGCTGTCCAGCTGATGGATCTTTTGTAACTATGAGATCAAATAAATTACCTGGAGACACATATAATTTTGATATATTAGAAAACAAGTTTTATGTATTTTCAGACACATCAGCTGCGCCTCTATCAGGAGATAACTTTAACTTAGCTTTATTGCAGCCAGCAAATACATTACCATTATCGCCTATTACCAACCCTCAGACAGGATTGTTTGAGGCTAAATCAAATGCTATATCTATTTCTAGCACAACACAAACTTTATACTTAGTATGGGATTTAAGAGATAGAGGTGTAACTAATTTCTGTTTCTCTCAAGTAAGCGCAGTATCTGCTTGTAATAATTGTTCCCCTAACTCTCCTTGTGTGGGGCCTATCGCACCAGGTAATCCTGGGACGCCTGGGACTCCGTTCTTTAAGTATGATGATAGCGGGCCTCAAGCAACATACGCATTAGCTTGTAATGGAGGTCTGGGGCCTGGAGGTGTTCAAGTAGATGGGTGGCATACTTCTCCTCCTACTGGATCAACTAATGATCCGCAGCCAGGGGATACTTGTTACAAGCTATGCGGAAATATTCCAACTAATTGTTGTAATGGAGGAAAAGTTATGGATCCAGGATTTTATTATTTAAACTCGCAAAGCGTAATTGAAGTAGGTAATTTTGGAGAATGTTTATCTAACTCTAACGGGCCTTGTTAAAACTAAAAAAATAAAAAATGGCTATACTATTAAACTTTTGGCATGACGGAGCAAATTTTGAATTTGCTTACGCATTATATCAAGACGAAGAACTAACTATTCCTGCTGTTGATGGATATTATTCAGCAAATGGATATGTAAGACAACAATTAGGAGGTAAATTACAAACACTTATAACTTGTTAAAATATGGCTATAAAAGAAACTGTATCGTATAGTGACGGAGTAAAAGGATGGCCTTCTTTTTATTCTTTTTTACCTGATTTTATGATAGGAATGAACAGCTTTCTATATACGTTTAATGAAGGAAACTTATACAGGCACAATACCAATGTTATTCGTAATAATTATTACGGAGTTCAGTATAATTCAAACATAACATCTGTTTTTAATGTTGAGCCTCAGACAATTAAGTTGTTTAAAACCATGTCTTTTGAAAGTGATGACGCATGGGCTGTTACAGGCCTATCTACAGAACTTAGCGTCGGTAATATGTTGCAAACATATTTTGAAGAAAAGGAGGCTGAATGGTTTTCTTTTATTAGAAACGATGATAAACAGGTTAATTTTAAATTAAGGTCTACTAATGGTATTGGAATAGCCGTAACGGTAGTTCCTACATTTGGAATAGCACCGCTTACACCAAGGCAGATAACTTTTTTAAATGGGGCTGGAACTATAATAAGCGTAGGAGATGAGATGTATCAATCAGAAGTTGATCCTTTAACTGGAGATGTTATTGCGGGAACAAGTGAATTAATAGGAAAAGTATCTTCTGTTAATAGCGTAAACAACTCAGTATCAGTTGGTCAAACCTCTTTATTAAATAATTTACCAGTGGCGGGAAGGTATATGTTTTTCTATAAAAATGTTGTTGCAGAGTCACATGGAGCAAGAGGTTATTATATGAGATTTACATTACAAAATACAAATACAGCAGCGGTAGAATTATTTTCTGTAGGGAGTAGCGTCATGAAAAGTTATCCATAGATTTTACTATCTTTGTAAAAATGACTTTAAATATAAAACCATTAAGTGATAATGATTATGATGATATATTATGCAAATGGTGGAAGGATTGGAAATGGACAGCTCCTGCAAAGGATTTTTTACCTGACATGGGCTATATGGTTTATTATAATGATAAGCCTATTTGTGCTGGGTATATGTATGTAACAAATTCTAATGTTGTTTTGTTAGAATGGATTATATCTAGTTTTGAATTTAAAGACAGAAAGATTAGAAAGGAGGCTATATTTATGTTAATACAAACAATAACATCGTTGTCGGCCAACTTGGGAAAGAAATATGTATATTCACTTTTGAAAAGTAAATCATTAATTGATATTTATCAAGAGATAGGGTATTTAAAAGGAGATAGCAATACGCAAGAAATGATAAAAAAATTATAATATGGCATTAACAACAGCAACAATAATAGCCTTAGGGGGCGCTGCAATAGGTGGTGGTATGAATCTAGTTCAGGCGGCTCAAGCTAGAGATGATCAAAAAGATGCTGACGAAAGAGCAGGAGAATTAATGGCAGACGCAAAAAGAAAGTTAGAAAAAGATTTTTACGAAGGTTTAAACCTACCTATGGACGCTTATGATCAGGCCTATACAGCTAATATTCAATCTCAACAGCAGAATGTAGAGGCTTTACAGCAGGCAGACTCAAGAACATTAGCGGCGGGTGTTGGAAAGGTGGCAATGGCCTCTAACATGAATACTGAACAGTTAAGAGCTGCTCAGGCTAAAGAAATGTTTGAGTTGGATAAAATGAAGGCAGAAAACAAAGACGATATGAATCAGCAATTAGCTGGAATGGATGTGGCTGGAGCGCAAGATCAGGCGGCTAGAGCTGCGCAAGCAGATGAGAGAGTAGGTATGTTGCAGGCTGGAGCGGCTAATGCTTTTGTAGGAGGGATAACTTCTGCTGCTGAAGCTCAAGGCTTATACAAAAAACAAGGCTTAGGTGTAGAAGAGACATTGGCTAAAAATAAATTAGATAAACAGGCTTTACTAAATCAGAAGAAAATAGGAAGCGTTGATGCAACTGGTAACGCATTATCTTTAAATTCTGTTGGGAATTTTCAGGGAAGACCTTTTGACCGTATGGCTCCTACTAATATTTCTTTAGGTATGTTTGATCAAAACACCAACTTAGGTGGTAATATTAAACCACCTAATCCTCAGAGTAATTTTACTCCTGATGTTAACTATGGGTTTACTTTTCAGGATAGATTAAGAGCGTTAGATCCTTTTAAGTATAATAAATAATATTAAATGGCTAAAAAAAATATAAATTTTAACACATACGTTGAGCGAGACTTAACTAAAACCACTGTTGATTGGGGAACGGTAGCCAATAATCTAACTACTCAACTAGGAGAGATACGAAAAGATAGAGAGCAAAGAAAAGCGTTTATAGACGATAACACTATAGAGGTAGAAGACAAGCTTAATACTTTAGAGGATTATACCAATCAAACCTTACAAAATTTAGCATTAGGAATGTCAGGAGATTCAGCAAGTTTTTTAAGGGTACAAGCTGATTTATTTAAAAGAGGGCAGATTAATGAAACTCAATTTGCTCAAGCTAAACAAAGAGTATTGGGGGACTGGAAGCAGTTTGGTAACGTAAGTAAGAAGTTTGAAAGTCAGTACGCAGAAATGAAAGGTAGAATAGACTCTACAGAAGGATCTGTTTTTGAAGCCATCTTTAGCCAACAAAACGCAGAATTTGGTAATTTAAAAAATGTAACTGGGTATGTAAATCCAGCAACGGGAAATCTTTCCTTAGTTCAGCTGGATGAAAACGGAAAAATACCTGACGACCCTTCTAAGCACGTCAGTATGAATGTTATAAATAACAGGTTTAATACAAGGGTTGATAATGTTTCTTATAAAGATGGATTAACAAATAAGTTAAATGCTAAAGTTGATACTCTTGGCGAACTAATACTAACAACTGTAAAGGCAAATGGCGAAGTGTTTAGTATTGAAGGTCAACAACAAGCCTTAAAAGAAGAAAATATACAGGCATTTTTAAATAGCACCGCTAAGCAATATACTACAAATCCAAACACAGTTTTTAGTATTTTAGGAGATATAAACGGAGACTACAGACCTACTTTTGATGCGAATGAAGCTGCTAATGATCCATATAAAGTTTTAGTTGAGTACAATGCTGATGGCATCCCTGTTCCAGTTAAAGAAGGGACAAATTGGAGCAAACAAGTGGAGGCGGCACAAGAAATTATTAAAGATAAAATGGTTTTAATGCTAGACAGAAAAGAATCAGCTAAAGCTGGGGCCATATATACAGAATACCAAAAAGAAGTTAATAAGATTAAGCGAGATACTTTAGAATTTCAAAAACAGCAAATTAATAAGAAGGAAACAGATGAAATAGAAGATCTTACTTATCTTCCTCCTAACTATAGTGGAAATGCTTATAATATGTTTGGGGATGATCCAAACACAACTGGTTTAGAATACCTAAAAGAGCAATTAAATGAGTCAACAGTAGGTAATAAAGATAAAAAAGTTGCTTCTGTAATTAAAAAATTAATTACTGGAACTTTAGATAATAATATATTAACAGACCTTCAGGAAGGTAGATATCCAAATATGGCTCCTCTTGATTTTAAATTTGATTCTGGTGGCGGAGGTTCTAAAGGAGATTTCTTTACAGTAAAAATAGGGGATGTAGATGTGCGTTACCCTCCTATTAAAGAAGTAACATTGTCAAATGGTGTTGTACTTCCAGGGATTGGCGATGGCAGAGCAATTAAAGATGGTTTAAGGGGGTCTACTTACGAAGAAACAGCAAACATATATCAATTCATCCAGGATTTTGTAGTAAACCCAACAACAAAAACATTTATAGAGTTACAAAAGAAAAACAAATCTGACCAAACTACTGACTTATTTGGCAACCCAATATAATAAACATGGAAGAACAATTAAAACAACTATACGAATTATATCTAAGAAAGAGTTTACTAAGTAAAGAGACTACTTTTGAAATGTTTTCTCAAGCAGACGACAAGTTAAAGCAGGGCTTGTACGACTTAGGGGTAAAAAACAAGCTTTTAAGTAGCGAAACAGATTTCAATACTTTTTCTTCAGCTTGGGGAGTAAAAAAAAAAGATGTTTCAGAACCTATTTCTCCAACGGATCCTACGGGTTCTGTTTCTGCGCCTACGGATCCTGCTATTTCTTCGGGATCTTCAAATCCAGAGCCTAATACTCCGATAGACCCTACAGGTGGAGAGGCTCCAAATCAATTTGCTCAACAGCCAGTTGTGGAAGAGGAAGGGGTGGCAATAACCAATGCTGAGCCTGAAGAAGAACCCCAAGATCCAATTACAGATATATATGGAAATGGGAAATTTACTATTAAGAATAGTCAAGAAAAAGATACTTACTTAGAGGATATAGTGGGTAAAAATTCAGTAACAGATTTTATTAGTGATATATATAGATCAGGTAAAGCTGGGTTTATTCAAGGAAACACAGCGGACGAATCTCTGGAATTATTATATGATGGTAGTGACGCTACTTCTGAAGATATACAGGATTTTTTAGCTGCTCAAAGAAGATTGGCCGCAAATGGTCAAACAGACGAGATGGCTAACTTTAACAATATATATGATAATGCAGATAATAAAGCGATAGGGTTTATGGAGGGTATGGCTAAAAACCCTTCAGTTATTTTTCAGTTACTAGCCGAAACAGTTACTCAAATGTTTAACACGGCATCAATTTCCGCAGCAGGAGGAGTACTTGGTACTGCCGCAGCAGGAGGAGCCGCAGTAGGTGTAGGTTTTGGTGGTGTAGGTGCTATTCCAGGAGCGGGAGCAGCAGTTTTTAACCCAGTTACTTTAAGAATTGCTTTTGGGGCAGCAGGAGCAGCACTAGAAACAGGTTTATCTTTTTCTCAGTTCTTACAAAAAGAATTAGACACTCGTAATCTTGAAATGAATGAGGCAAATATAAAGGAAGTTTTAAACGATCCTGAGGCTTTATCTAGAATTAGATTAAACTCTTTAGGTAGAGGTGGTATTATAGGAACAATAGACGCATTAGCTGCTGGAGGTGGTAGTTTATTAGTAACGGGAGCGGCAAAAGCTGGATCAACAGTTGCAAGACGTAAATTATTAGCAGCAGGAGCAGATGCTATTGGAGGAGGTGTAGGAGAAACCGCTGCAATTTTAGCTACAGAAGGTGTAGACGCATTAGATGTTAGGGAGATAGGTTTTGAAACGATTGGTGGGATTGGTAAAACTCCAATAAGTTATGCAATAACAAAGTATAGGGGTAAAATGCCTACATATACAATTAAAGGCAAGCCTGTGGAATCTGGTTTAATGGCTGAGGCTGTATTTGACTCTAGTGATGAGGCTTTTTTGGGTATGAATATAGATATTCAAAACGATCCTGATCTTAAGAATGAATACTCTAAGAGAAAGATGAAGTTGCTTGCTGGTCAAGATATAAGGTTAAAATTACAAGAAGCTGGAGTAAGTGAAACAAACATTGATGCGCTTGTTGATTTAGAATTAGAAAAGAATAAATTTACAGGTAATGATACGGAAGCTGGAAAAGAAAAATTACGAGAAATTAAAAATAAAATAGCAGAATTAAGCGGCTATACAGAAGAAACCCAAATAACGAAAGATGAGGTGGATGCTGAAAATGAACAAATAGAAACCGAGTATGAAGACGAGGTAGATGCTTTAGATGCTAAATATTTCAAGATAAGCCCACTAAACAGAATACTAAGAGCCGCAGGTAAGGAGTATTCACTGGCTCAAAGAAATATGAATATGACTGATGAAGAGTCGGCAGAAAAGGATGCTGCTTACGAGGCTGCGGAAGATAAAAAACTAGAAAGATTAAGCGAATTAAAAAAACAAACAGATGCTGGGGCAGACAATGTGTTAAGTTCAGCAGAAATATCAAAGAGAGAACAGTATCTTTTAGATCTTGAGTATGAAAAATTAGTAAGAGAGTCTAATAAAAAAGATCAAAAAATAAAAGAGAATATTGAATTAACTGAAGAGGAGAAGAAAATTGCTTTAGATAATAATCAAGCAGAATTTAAACAAAAAGTAGAAGAAATAAATAAAAAATCCGATGCCATTCAAAAGTCAAGCACAGAGAAGGTGGATGCACAAGAATCTTCCGAAGATAGCCCAAAGGTGGGAGCAGGAGACGGAATCCCTTCAGTCACTCCCAACGAAAAAGGAAAGAAAAACGCCAATAAAAACCAATCGCCAAAGGAGGTCGCTGATGACGAGAAGGAGAAGAAGTTAGTACAAAATCAAAAAACTTATAATATAGTTAGAGATAAAAGTGGCGAGGTTGTTTCTATAAATGATAAAAAAGGAAAACCTTTAAAAGGAAAAAGACTAGCTACAGCTGAAAAAAATATTATTAATAATGATTTAAATGTAGATGAAGGGAAAAAAGCTGAGACTAATCCTGGCATGACGGTGGATCAATATAATGAAGACATAGCAGACAATAGCGATAATATAAGAGAGATAGCTGAGGCTATAGAGCAAGAAGAACTAAGTTCTAAAGAGAAAAAGAATCAGTCAGAACAAGATCAAGAAAACGAAGATAATAGAACTTACAGGGGTACAATTTCAGAAGCTGATTTTGCCAGGTATAATGACAAAAATAATCTTCCTAAAGATAAAAGAAGTAGAATCTGGAAATTTATTAGCAAGCCTGTAAAAGATGCGTTAGGTAGAGAGACGAATGTGGGTGGGGAAGGTTTTGATAATATGATAGAAAATATTGCTGAGGAGAGTGGGCAGACTATTGAGGCTGTAATGGAAGAATACTTTAATTATATCCTTTCTGAAAAAGAACCAAAAAGAAATCCTAGGGCTATTCTTAATGCATTAAAAGACAGGTTTAAGGCAGTAACAGGGGTTAGACCAACAAAAGCTAATGTAAAAGCGGCGGTAAATAAAAAATTAGAATCGGCTCAGCAACAAGTTGCTCAAGAAGAAGCGGCCGAGAAAGACAAACAGGCTCAAGAAGTTGATCTTAAGAATGAGATTCAAGAAAATGTATTTAAACGTTTAACTGAAATGGATTTTTCTAAAGGTTTTAAATCTATACGAGACTATTTAAAAACATTGAGAGAAGATGATAAGATTTCTTTTAAGCAGATGTCTTTAATCATGGATCAAATTGAAAAAACCTCATTTGATAATGAAAAGTCAAGAGATAAAACTGTAAATTATATAAAGAAAGTATTAAGTGATATATCTGTAAGGTCAGAACAAAGAACATTAAGAAAATTAGCAGCACAAGCTAAGAAAAATATCAAAAAACTTATAGGTAGAATGTTAGCTGGCAAAGAAGATGGTTCGACTATATCTTTAGAAGCACAACTATCATCATTAGTAAATATAGATCCATCTGTTATTCCAAATAAAGTATATAATACTTATAAGTCTATTATAGAGCAAATAGGTCAGCGTACTAAAGCGTATGATAAAAAAAATATAACGGAGGCTAGTGTTATGGCTGAAAAGGTTCAAGAGGTATTAGCAGCCGTAGCTGAACAAGAACAAACTCTTCCACAGCTTACTCAGGCGTTTAATAATTTTGAGGGAAAAGTATTATATAAAAACGGTAAGGTTAATTATTTAGACACTATAGCTAAAATGCTTAAGGATAATGTTATTACAGAGGAAGATGCCGATTTGATGAAAAAATATAAAAAGGATATTAATAGTAAGCCAGATGCTCAACCCAAAACAGCAGAGGAAATAGCAGAAGAAAAAAAGGTTTTAATTGACGAAATTAAAAATATCAAAGTAGATAGTGACAGAACAGCTCCAGCAAGCCCAAAAAGTTTTCCTTCTGAAATATCAAGAAGAGCAGCTTACGCTTTTAATAAACTAATAAAAGACATATCAGCTATAGAGGGGTTGTCTGTAGATGATTTAAAATTAATTATAAGAACTGTAGACTCTTTAAATAAGGGTTATATGCCAGTTTCGTTAATTAGTAATTTAAGCTCAAAACTTAATGCTAATAAAAATGTAGCTAAAGTAGCGGATAAATTTAGCAAATTTGATTTTTTAAGTGTTTCAAAACTATACGCTAAAGTAACCTCCTTATTTAACAAGAAAGAAAACTTTGCTTTAAGTGCTATAAAAAGAAATACACTATATGGTATTGATCAGTTGTTAAATAATTTTGGATCTATGGATCTTTATAATTCACTATTTAAGCCTATGGCTAAAGCTTACTCTTCTTTTAAAACTGCTAACCAGCAGGATGGAAACCTAAGAGAAAAGGCTTCAAAACTTTTAAATAGACAGTTTCTAAAAAACTCAAACAAAATTATTGAGTCTAAGTATAAGCAAATGCTTTATCGTATTCAGCTAGAATATATATCTAATCCAGAGTTAAGAGATAAAAAATTACAAAGTGCAGATAAGTGGTTGGCTGAAAGCATAAGGGATTATGAGAAAGGAACAGAGAATCCAGACAAAAGAGTAGTAAATTTATTAAAAAAACTACAGGAAAAATTTGTTGAAGATGGAGCGTTGAATAATGATAAACTTTTTAATAGCTTTAGTAAAAGAGAAAAGCAAGCATTAGAAATTTTACAAAGCATAGATACTAAAAACCAAGAGAAAGCTCAATTTGCAGCAGAAAGAAGAGGAGAAGGTTTTATTCCAAGAATTAATTATGTTCATATTGCTGTTAAGCCTAGTATAAGTGATAAGATATCTGATCCTAACAAGGACATTATAGAAAATTTTATAAGCTCTTCATCCGTCAATAGACCTTCTACAAAATCTAAGGCTGGTATAGAGCGTACGGGAGCTGTTAGTCCTATTTACTGGGATTCTTTCCAGGCTTCGGCAAGAGGATCTAAGTTTACAAACCTAGATTTTTATATGACTGACGGGGTTAAAGAATCTAACTTTGCTGTTAATAAATTAATAAGAACTATTAATGAACAAAATCCTGATGGTGTTCCTGAAAACACCCAGAGAATATTAACAGCTTTAGCCGACGCTCAAAAAGAGGTTATTAATAATGTATTAGTAGATAGTTACACAGATAATACTTTTGCGGGCGAGATAATTAGTAAAATACAAAAACTAGGTTATTACACTATGTTAGCTGGTGCTAAAAGGTTTAGTGCTGAGGTTATAGCCAATATGCAATTTGCTATTACACACCCTGTTCTTTTTGCTCAAGGAATAGGTATGGCTAATCGCCTTCCTAATGCCACTTCTTTGTCTACTATAATGAAAAACTTAGGGTCTTCAGTAACCACAAGGGTAACAGGGTCTGGATTAAATTCATCTAAGATTGACACTGGCTTATTAAACACTAGAGAAACAGCAGGAGACACCTTAAGTAGTAAAATGGGTAATAAAATTATGCAAATATGGAGGTTGTCTGGAAAGAACTGGAGCAAAGGAGTTTCTATAATAGCTGAATCTATTATTAGCGCACCTGATAAGATGATTACACAACCATTCTGGAAAGCTACTTTTGCAAATACTTATAAGAAAGAGACTGGTAAAAAACCTGATTGGACAAAGCTTGAGGCTAATGATGAGGTATATATAACAGAAAACAAAGAGGCGTTAGACGCTGCAACAGACGCTGCTGATAGGTGGACTAATACCGTTGGTTCTTCTGACAATCCTTTTATGAGATCAATTAAAGATGCTAACCCTAAAACTCCTCTTGGTGTAATTTTTGCTAATTACAATAGTTTTATGTTAAACTTCTTAAAACAAGAATTTATATCAGCTCGTCAAGGTACCTATGAGTTAATGGGTAAAGGAGACAGAACAAAGGCTCAAGGGGCGCAGCTTTTAGCGGCAGTTAGTTTAAGAATGACAGCGTATACTTTTGTGTTAAAAGTAATGAATGACGCATTGTTTGAGGCATTAGATCTTGATGATGAAGATGATGAGCCTAAAGATATAGAGCTGCAATTAGCTCAGTCTCTAGCAACATCATTTACAGGATTACTTTTAGGAAGAAACTTTGGTAATCTAAACAGGGCAGCACAAGCGTATTTTATAGAGATGGGTAATGAAGGTTTTGGTCAAGACTTAAGAGATGGAGAGTATGATCGCTATAGAGATGCAATTCAATTTGATGCGTTAGGTAATGCGGGAGATGGAGATAAGTTTCTTACAAGTTTTTTAGGAGCGTATACACCTCTAGTTAACTCAATGCTTTTTGGTTTAAAAAAATATACCGAAAAAGATTTTAAGGAAGGAGGATCCGCTAGAGAGAGACAAATAAGAGAAAAAGAAGAAAGAGTACCTCTTGAGTTGTTGGGTAATTTGGGTATGGTACCTTTATACAAAGATGTTAAAAGCCTTTTGATAAAAGATATCTATAAAGGAATGGGTAAAAAAGAAAAGACTTACAATAAACAAGAACTACTTAAGCTAAAAAGAAAAAACCCAACAGTATATAGAAATTATATTTTTAAGAAAAAAACAGAAAAATACGACAGAGATTTAATAAAATATAATACTTATAGAGCAAATACTCGTAAATGGAAAAAAGAAAACCCAAATACAAAACGCCCAATTAAACCAAGAAGACCTAGAAGATGATTTTTGACGAAGACAAGTGCATGAATAATTCTTACCTTTTACTTACAGGTAAAAAAAAATTAAACGATTTTTTTAAAAGTAAAGAAGATTTGTATTTTATTCATAATCCTGATGAGCCTATATTACATGGAGAAAATGAAGTTTATGATGTTTTAATAGATCATTTTATTTACACTGAAGAATATGAAAAATGTCAGGAGCTAGTAAAAATTAAAAATGAAACATCCCAGGTTTCTTTTCTCTAACAATATCCCAGTTTTTTATATCCCTGTTTCTTTCATATTGTTCTAAACTCTTTTTTATATCATCTGTGTTAAAATTAACAGACCCCTTACTCCCGTCATTGAGAGTATACGAACAAAAATAACTTTTCATTAAAAATAATGTGTTAATCGTGCTACTTGTCCTGTTTCCTTGCTATGTATAAACCCCTCACAAGCCAAGGGAGCGCCTGTAAAGCCTTTTCTTGAATGCCAGCTATCAGCAGAAGAAGGAGACCTCATATACTCTACAGTAACCCCTATAAAGTCTTTACCATCTCTCCATTTGTGTTTTATCTTGTGATGTAAATGATGTAAATACCAGTATCTATGCGTTGTTTGCGCCCAATCCGAAGGGTTTTCTTGAGCCATAAGAAGAGGAAGGTTGTCCATTTTTGCTCCATCTCCATGTTCTATACCTAGTAGATTAGTTCCGTACTTGTAATACTTTCTGTGCGCCACGCTAATATCAAACGTAATGTCTTTAGCTTTTCTAAACCAACTTTGCAATGTATGCGCTAAATGAAATCCACTTTGATAATCATGATTACTCATGCTGTGTACAATGTCTACAGGGCCTATTTTTCTTAACATCTCAACACATCTTACATAAAGAGTTAATGCTATCTCATAATGTTCCCACCATTTTTTGTCCGTGTCCTGATACGTTCCTTTCGTTGTGGTTGAATACACATTATCTATATGCAGTACATCATTACCAATACAAAACAAGACTCTTTCTATGGGAAATCCTTTAGCTTTCTCTATCAGGCCAGTTACCCCCTCTATTACTCTATTAACGGCAATCTCGCAATTATATTCTTGATTAGTCTCTATCACACTAGCATACTTACCTATATGAATGTCTGCTGGATTTATTACTAACAGGTGTGTTCCTGGATTTCTTTTAATTATCTTGTAGTCAGGAGAGTAGGTTGCTATAAAATCATTTACTTTTCCAAACAACTGATCTTCATCTAGGTCTAAGTTTTCTTTAGTTACAATAGAAAATCTATACTCTCCGCCCCCGCTCTGCCAGTGCTTAACACTTACAATATCATTCTTATCAATACCCCTGTTTTCGCAATGAATATCTAATGCTGTATTGTTATTTATATTTTCTAAAGGATTTGCTCTTTTTTGTAATATAACGTCTACCTCTTCTTTGGAGAGTCTTAATCTTTTCCCGTACTCTTTGCTTTGTTTTTTTATTTTAGATTTCATCTGTTAGAGATTGAATTAGGTCAGCCAAAACTTTAATTAAATCTTGTGCCTTCTTCTTTGCATTTTCATGCTCTCTATCCATTAAATCTTCGTAAAGCTCATCTCCGAATTTATGTACAGCGTCAGTTACATAGGTGATGTGGCTTATAATAGGGGTGTCTTCTGGTGCTACTCTAGGCATTTGATTTGGTTTTATCAAATATAAAAAAATATTTAACTCAGCCTATTAATTTTGGGTTTTTTATATAACAATTTAAAAGCATAAGATCTAAGTATTCGTCCATGCTAATTAATGTTACGTCTGTTAAGGTAGTAAACTCATTTTTTATCCTCACAAATTCTAAAGCAAATGTAATTGGCTCTCCAATGCTATGAACAATACAACCCCCTAAAACGTAAGAGGTAAAATGATTTACAGGCATTAATTTTAAATTTTGTTCTATGAACCTTGCTATTCTTAATGCGGTATAAAGATCAAATTTCCCCAGCTCATCCATGAAAGAATCATCTACATCATACCCCTTATCCTCTATATACTTCTGTCTTAATTCCGTGTTCATTTAACTGCTTTAATCTAAATTGTTGTATAACTGATAACTTACCCTTAGGTTTTTTTATTTCAGAAAACAATACATCTGAGTTCTTTGGAATAGCTATTAAATCAGGAATACCATTTTTGTTTGTCATGGTTAACTTGATAACATAATACCCTTCGTCCTCCAGTTGGCTAATCCTTTTTGCTTGGATCTGTTGCTCTGTCATATTACAAATCTAACAAATCTCTTTTAAAATGAGCAAGCGTATAGTCTTTCTTTTTAACGACTGCTTTGTATATATCGTTTTCAATTCCCTCTTTACTAAATATCCAAAATATATTATTATGTCTTCTTTCTTTAGTTGTCATTCTATCTCTGCTTTGCCAGTAAGATGTAGCTGAAAAATCTATATTATAATAAACTAAACACTCAGCTTCTTTTAAGCTAATACCTTCTCTTCCTGAAACAATTTGCAAAGCAATACATTTGTCTGTAGATTTAAATTCTTCTAAATCGTTAGTAATCTGATCTTTATAAATTTCTTTTAAAGCCTTAAACTCTTGTGTGAATTTATAAAAGATAGCTATCTTCTTATCTATAAATTTATTATGTATAAATTCAGCCTTTGAATAATCTATTATTTTAGAGTTTCCGCTTTCAAATTTAATAGTCCCTGAGCATAATTGATGAACTTTAATCATAAGTTTGGCTGGCGTATCTGCAAGCAACAATTCCTCCTTACCTTCTATTACTCTGTCTTTTTTTAACCTTTTAATAATTTTATTAGTAGACTCCTTTAAATCTACATATAGTATTTTTTCGGTTGTTTCAGTTTTAAATCCAGCTAATTTTTGTGTGTAGTTTATTACATAAGGATCTATATGGTCTAATATTTTTTTAAGACCATTAGAGTAATCGTTAATAAACATACCATTAATCTTTCTTTGTTTTACATTAACATATAACTTTGAAAAAGCATAAAAGTTTTTACACCTAATAAAAGGATTGTTGGGTATACCATAAAGTTGATGATACATTTGACTAAAAGATTCTGGTGTAGGAGTTCCAGACAGAAGAATAACATAAGGGCTAGAGTATTGTATAAGTTCTTTAACTTGCTTAGCTCTTTTACTAGGCTTTGGGAATGCTCCCATTGAATGAGCCTCATCACATATAATCATTCCGTATTTGTTTTTAGGAAGTTTATGAACGCTTTCATAATTTATTACTGTAAGATCATATCCTGGCTTTAAAAGATCATGATCTTCTTCAATGCTTGATATTGCTTTCTTTTTAGTAATAAACAAAACAGAACGCAACCCTAATTTACTAGCTATTCCTAAGCTAGTCAGGGTTTTACCTGTACGAACCTCCATAGCTAAATAAACAAAAGAGCTAGTCTTAAAAATTTCAACAGACTTGTTTATTATATTCTGCTGATAGTCCCTATATTTAATCATTAGATTTAAAAATAAAATATCTTCCCCCTAAATCTCTACTTTCTTCAAGTTCAGTACCAAAATTATATAAAGAGTATGCTTTTACCCAATTATAAAACCTACGTCTTGGAACGGTAAATTTAGATTTAGGAGCATAATCAGGATATTCTTCTACAAAATCATCATACAATTCTGTTCTATAAACTCTGTTGTTAGGTTTTAATTTATCATTAGGCTGTGAATTGCTAACAAGTCCGCACCATTCTATAAACTCATGATTAGTTTCACTGGATAAATCTTTTATCTTTTTGTTGACAAAATTACCCCTAACTAAACCTTTGTCTAAATACACCTGAAGGTTGGTTATCATGTAGTTATCAAACTGACACCACTCGTTATCATCCCACTCTCCAAACATTAGTTTACCAAACTCAACAAGAGGCGTAAAGTCTTTAGTATAGAATTGAGCCAACTCTAGATCCCATTTTCTTCTCTCAAATGAAGATCCCTTTCCTCTCAAAGCATAATTTGTTGTTAGTGCAACTTTAGGAGATTTTTCAAATGGTATTTTCAGAGAGTCACGATTTTTCTTCTCAAGGGTTAGCCCTTCCGTAATAACAGAAAACAACTTTTCAAAATCAAAAGATTTTTTTACATCATCAAAACAAAGTATTTGAGTATCTGCTGAAACTAACTGGTATGCAAAAGACTTTTCAAAAGAAAAACTTTTACCATCTATTGTAACACATTTCTTCATTTTAGCTAAGGCGTTCATAAACAGCCCTTTACCTGTACCGCCTTCAGGGTTGTCAGATATAATTTCATCATTAAGTATTACAGCAGGACAATATGATAAGTTTTTCCATCCGTGCAGTAGGTATCCTATGGTTGATTCCATTGAGATTATTCTGCTATCATCTTCTCCGCTAATATTTGAGATAAATGTTTTGTAATTACAATCTCCTACCTGACACAATGTAAAAATTCTATCTATAACATGGTCTCTCCAAACATAGCCTCCTAAATCTAGGTAGTCAATAAGTATTATATCATTCTTTGTAATTTTTACTGCACAATTCATATAGTACAGGTAAGAAACATCTTTAGTGTCGGCTATAAAAAATACATTTATAGATGATATTAAAGTTAAAAACTCTTCCCTAAAATATCTTGTCTGCTCAGCAAAGTAATTGTAAACAGAAAGATCGTCTATTGTTAAAAGAAATGATAATACAAAATCTTTTATTTCTTTTTCAGAGGTATGGTCAATTAAGTTGTTTGTTACCCTTACAAATATATAACTCTTACTCCCTTCAGGACTAAACTTATAAAACCCATTGTCTTCCAGATAATTCTTAAAAAGTATGTGTACTATTTTA